CGACACGCCCCGGCATCGCAGCTCGCGGGCCCGCTGCCGCAGGTCGTCGAACGCGACGCCGCTCTTCAGGGACGGCTCGGCCTGCCGGCCGTCCCATTCGATCTCGTCGGCCAGCTCGGAGCAGAGGGCCCCGATCGTGGCCGCGTCCTCCGACGCCGTCGGCCCGCGGAACAGGCCGCGCAGGTGCAGCCCCGCCGGGGCCGGGGCCGGGGGCGGCGGCGCCGCCTCGTCGCGGCCGGCCGAGAACCAGACCATCGCGGCGCCGATCACCAGGCCACTGGCGAGCAGGTGCCGCGGCTGGAGCGTTGCCGCGGCGGCCTTCTGCCGGACGGCCTCGCGGATCGCCTTCAGGTGTTCGGGGCTCGCGAACAGCAGGGCGGCGGCGGCGAGTAGGAGCGCGGTGAGCATCACGACCTCACGAGTTTCAGGATCTGCTCCATCGCCCCGGCGGAGATCGCCAGGACGAGCGACCGGACGGCCGGGCGGACGAGTATCCAGAGTGGCCAGACGGCCGTCGGGATCGCCTTGTCGGCCACGAGGTCGAACAGGTTCGCGGCCGCGGCCAGGACGACCGCCCGCTTCTCCTCGCCCGACAGGCCCTGGACCGTGTCGAGCGTGGTGACGCACAGCCGCAGGAGCGAGACGAGCAGCTCGCCGAACTCCTGCCAGGTCAGGCCGTCGGCGGCCGACGACTTCGCCGCTGCCATGAACGCGGCGAGCTGGGCCGCGAGGGTGTCGAACGGGGCCGCCGCGGCGGCGGGGGCGTTGGTGTCGGTCATCGGCTGCGCCTCCAGATTGAATCCGCAGGGACGACCTGCCGGCACCGGGCGCGGCAGGACTGGCACTCGACGTACTGGACCTGGCGGTCGCCGGCCCGCTTCGACGAATCGACGCGGGCCCGACCGCCGCACCGCGTGCACTTAGCCGGCATGGATCCGCATCCTCGCGACGGCGGCGGCCGCTGCGGCCCGGGCACCGGCGAGGCTCGACACGCGGACGCCGCGGGTCTCCTCTGGCTCCGGCACGGTCTCGGGCTTGTCGTCGATCCAGATGTCGGGCGAGAGGCCGGCGTCGGCTGCGGCCGACCGCTTTCGTCGGTCCGGCCCGGCGAGCACGACGCCGGCCAAGTCGCCAAAATGCCCCCCGAACGCGAGCCGCAGTTCCTCGCGGTTCTTCTCCGTGTCCTCGCGCCGGGTCACGCAGCAGACGCGGTTTCCGCGGGCGAGGGCCTCGGTCATGAAACTCCGCCAGAGGCCGGGGGCGGCCGTGAACGTCTGGTCGAAGTCGATCGAGATCAGCAGCCCCGGGGCGGAGCCGGGGGCGGCCGCGGCGGCGCGGGCGGATCGCCAGAGGTCGAGGGACCGGGCCGAGAGAGCCGACGACGGGTAGGCCGCGCGGGTGACCGGCGACAGATCGTAGAGGCCCGACGCCTCGTTGATCGTCCTCGTGACGTTGCCGCGGCCGTCCTCGTCCCAGCTCTCTCCCTTCTCGTTCACGGTGAACGCGAACGACGAGCCGAAGATCGTTTTCGAGCGGATCAGCGTCAGGACCTCGGCGGCCGTCGGAGTCGCGACCGGATCGGCCTCATAGGCCAGGCCCTTGTCGGTCTTCTCGATCCGGAGCGTGCCGTTCGTGGTCCTCGCGAGAATCTTGGAGTCGTCGTGGTTGAAGAGCAGCGGGACGTCGAGCCGCTTCTTCGCCAGAACCTTGTCGAACGCCGTCGGCGCGAACTTCTCGCGGAAGCCGCCCAGGTCCGAGGAGAGCGAGTCCCACGGCGGCGCGATGCCGCGGATCTTCGGTGCCTCGCCGTCCCGCTGTTCGACCGTCAGTTCCCCGCCTTCGGCGATCGGGAGGTAGCGGCGTTCAGGTTGCATCGTTCTGGCCTCCTGGCTGGGCGGGGTTGGTGCCGTCGACCATCTGCGACGCGAGGGCCTCGGTGATCGTCGGGAAGGCCGCGGTGATCAGGGCGACGGCCGCGTCCTTGTCGATCGTGCCGGCGGCGATCTGGTTCAGGACATCGAGGAGCGCCGCGACCTGGGCGCCGTTGAGGGCGGTCGAGGCCAGGGCCGCGCCGGAGGCTGCGGCCGCGAGCGGGTCGGTCTCCGAGTCCACGGTCGTGTCGACCGGCGTGTCGTCTGCCGGCGTGTCGTCGGTCGGATCGCTCGCCGGCGGATCGCCCCCGGCGGCCCCGGCCTGGGCGGCGGCCGCCGCGGCCAGCGTCGAGAACCCGAGTTGCACGAACGTCTCGTTCGCGGCCGGGTCCTCGAGGAGCGGCAGATCCTCGCGGTCGCGGATCTCGTTCGGCGTGATCGCCCCCATGTTCCAGAGCGTTTGGTAGAGCGAAGACCGGGCCGCGGTGTCGCCGCGGAGGAGCCCGCGGTTGTCGAGCTTCGCGTAGACGTCCTCGCCGTAGACCGGCTGGAGGAGCATGTCGACCGGGCCCTCCATCCGCTTCTGCCAGGGCAACAGGCACCAGACCTGGGCGGAGAGATGCTCCTGCTCGACGGTCGAATACTTCGCCATCCGGGCGTCGCCGAGGAGCGTCGAGGGAACGCCCCAGCAGCGGCAGACGTCGGGGAGGATCGCGTCCCTCAACTCTTGGAACTGGTTCGCCTCCATGCTGTTCGACTCGATCGGGACGAGCTTGGTCTTCTTCGGCAGGACGGCCGCGCTGCCGCGGTTCGCGGCGCCGCCGTAGAGCGTCCGGATCTGCTCGCGGAGGGCCGCGACGGCTTCGTCGGGGATCTTCTCCTGGGTCTCCAGGACGACGTCGGGCCGGGCGGAGTTTTGCCAGAAGGCCGTCGCCGCGATGTCGAGCTGGCGGGCGAGGGCGATCGACGTCCCGCACAGCTCCGCCGGGGCCATGCCCACGACGCCGTTGTTCGACAGCCACCGCCAGTGCAGGACCTCGGAGGCCGGCACCGGCTCCCAGGTCCCGCGGTCATTGAAGAACGTGTAGGCGAGCGAGTAGTCGGAGAGCCGATCGACCTTCACCCGCGACGGGTGCATCGGCCGCAGCTCGGAGCAGAAGCCGCGCGGGCCGGGCAGGACGCGGGCGTAGGCGTTCCCGTAGAGGGCCGTCCAGTAGGAGACGAGCTGCCAGAAGTCGTAGGCGCTCTGCCACGGGTTCGGCCGCTTCCGCAGCGTGTAGGAGCAGGGGATCGCCGCGTCTTCCTTCCGCCCGTCGGGGAGCGTCCGCATGATCTGGAGGGGCATCACCGCCACGGCCTGCGAGATCCAGCGGACGACCCCGAGGATCGAGGAGACGCGGATCGCGGTCTCCGGGCCGATGTCGCGAGGCGACAGGCTCCAGGTCATGTCGGCCAGGCTGCTCCGCAGGTTGACGAGCGTCCCGCGGATCGGCCGCGCGGCGGCCTTGCGGCGCGGAGTGGCGGCGGGCTTGCGGGGCATCGGCGGACCCTCGGGCTGCGGGCTCGGCCGGCCCGCCGTCCGTCAGTCTCGCGCGGCCGCCCGGGCCCGGGAAAGTTTCAGAGAACGTGGATCTTCCAGTCGTCCGCGCTGCCCGTTTCCGCGTCGTCGGTCGAGGCGAGCGCGAGGGCGTTGACGAGCGCCGCGATCCCGTCGATCTTCTCGCTCGACTTCGCCTTGTCCGGCTTGATCATGCCCGTGGGGTCCGTGTAGACACAGACGTTGTTGGCGTTGAACGCCGCGACCGGGTTCGCCCCGTGCCGAAGCCGGCCCTCGACGACCAGGGCCTCGAGCAGTTTGCACGGCGCGTTCAGGTAGGCCGTCCGCTGCGCGACCGACTTCACTTCGATCCCTTCCCGCTGGAGGAGTGTCTCCAAGGCCCCGGCCTGCCAGGGATCGACCCCGACGCCGCGGATCTCGTGCGACTCCCCGTAGGCGACGATGTCGCGGGCGACCGCCTCGTGGTCGAGCCGGTGGCCGTCCGTGACCGTCACCCAGCCTTCGCGGATCCAGGTGTCATACGGGATTCCCTCGCGGACCCGGTCGCCGACGGTCTCCGACGGCACCCAGTATTTCCACTCGACCGAGTAGGAGCCGTCCTGCTCCCGGAACACAAAGGCCGCGCTCGTCATGTCGAGGTTCGACGCGAGGTCGACGCCCACCCAGCAGGGCCGGCCGGGGAGCGGCTCCAGCGGCTCGCGGCCGCACTTCGCCCAGTCGTCGCCGTGGAACCAGCGGGCGTCGGCCTGTTGCCAGACGTTGAGCGAGTAGCGGAGGAACTTCGACATTTTCCGCGGATCGGTCGTCGCGTCCTGGTAGTCGGCCGCGAACTCCGACTCGGGAAACGCTACGCCCATCGACGGGTTGGCCTTCCGCCAGACGGCCGGGTCGGAGAAGTCGTCCTCGGGGTCGGCGGCGTAGATCAGCCCGTAGAAGGTCGGGTTCGCGGCGGGGTTCTTCATCACCAGTTCCGAATCCTTCCACCACTGCCAGCCGATTCCGTTCCGGTCGTCGCCCGCCGTCGAGATCGACATCACGAGGCTGTTCGGCGTTCCGCGGATCGCGTAGACGAGGGCATCGACCAGAGCCGGCGAGCGGAAACTGTGGATCTCGTCGAGGATGACCGAGCCG